GCAAGTCTTAACAGGTAAGTACAAAAACATCCATGTCAAGGTAAATATACTTGCAAAAGAAGGCGCACGCCTTGATTTTAAAACCGTCACCACGACTAGACCTGATGGTAGCGTCATATCGGCAAAAGATGTGGCAGTCTTAACTTATTCAAAACCTTTTGGAGCTGAAGCATGAACACAGCAACACAACTGCTAGAGCGGTGCAAAGATGAGTTGAAGATGATTAACTTGTCTCCTTACCCATTCGGTCATCTTGATTTTAGGCATACCCTTATCAAAGACATCGAAGCCTACCTAGCAAAGCAGCAAGTAGAGCCAATACCCGAGGGGTACTTTGCAGCACTCAAATACCAAACCGCGCTTTTTACCCCTGAAGAAAACTTAACCAAATGAAAACATTAAACCCTATCAAAATCTGGATGCGTGCAGCGTCCGTCGCGGAGCAAACACAGATGGCCGAGCTGGCTGGCACTACCCGAGCGATGCTCTACCAGTACGCTGGTGGCTTCCGCGAGACCTCGTCCGAGCGTGCCGTGCAGATCGAGCAGGCCACGATGCAGATGGCAAAGAGCACAAAGGATCGGCTCCCTGTGATCTATCGCACAGATCTGTCCAGCGCCTGTGCCCAGTGTCACTTCGCACGCAAGTGCTTAGGTGCCAAAGCTGAGTTCGCACTTAGCTGAGGGCACGCACTATGCACGTACCTGACGCAATCAAGACACTACCCGCATGGCTTATCTGGAAACTAGAACCAAATGGAACATCCAAACCCCGAAAAGTCCCTTACTACGCCAATGGCACCCGACGCCACGGTGTACAGGGCAGACCTGAAGATAGAGCCCAGCTCGTCACCTTCGCCGAGGCAACAAAGGCAGCAGCAACGCGCAACGCGACAGGCGTTGGTTTCGCTCCTCATGCCGACTTCAACATCGTCGCGCTTGACTTTGACAACTGCATTACCGAAGACGGCTCAATTCATCCAGACGTCCAATCTGTACTTGGTGCCAGTTATGCCGAGCGCAGCCCAAGCGGCAAGGGCATACGTGCGCTCTTCGCTGGACAGCTTGGCGACCTCAAAGCCCATGGTGAGCCCTACGGCTTCGAGACCTTCAGCAGCAAGGGCTTCGTCACCATTACAGGTGACGTGCTACCAGAGTGTGAGCTCTTAGGCAACGAGAACACGATCGCCGACGTCACCCCTGAAGTCACAGCGCTGTGCCAGTCCCGCTTCAAGCGTGAGCTCGCAGCTCAGGCTATGCACGAGACCAACGAGGTGCCACTAGGGCTCACGCCAGCGCAGCTCCAAGAGTGCCTCGACGTCTTGCCCTCAGATCTGAACTACGACCAGTGGGTGCAGGTCGGCATGGCGATCCACCACGAGACACAGGGCGAGGGCTTCGAGATCTTCGACGAGTGGTCACAGCTCTCGCCTAAGTACACTGACCGTGACTACGGCATCGAGCGCTGGAACTCCTTTGGTAAAGGCTCAGGGCGTGTGGTCACTGCACGCACCCTCGTCCACATGGCGAACCAGCACGGCGCACGCATCTCGCTCAATGCCCCAGCCTCTATGGAAGAGTTCGACAACATCGCGCAAGCCACGGCTGGTGAGGCTTCCGACGCTGTGGTAAAAAAGCAACAACGCTTCGAGGTGCTCACACTCAATGAGTTCGCGTCTCGACCAGTGCCTCGGTACATCGTCAAGGGCGTGCTGCCTCAAGCCGAGCTCGTGGTGCTCTACGGTGAGTCAGGCTCAGGTAAAACCTTCATGGCGCTCGACCTCGTCATGGCGATCGTCACAGGCTCACCATGGCGTGGTCGCAAGACAAAGCAAGGGCGCTGTGTCTACATCGCTGCCGAGGGCGCTGGCGGCTTTCGCAACCGCATCCAAGCCTATGTCGCTGACAAGCAACTGGACGCCAGCACGCTTGACATGGGTGTCATACATGCTGCCCCTAACTTCCTGCTAAAGGAGGATGCCTTAGACGTGGCACGCTCTATCGGCAAGTGCGCTGTGATCGTGGTCGACACATGGGCACAGACCACGCCAGGGGGCAACGAGAACTCAGGCGAGGACATGGGCAAGGCGTTAGCACACTGCAAGGGCTTACACCGTGCCACGGGCGCTGTGGTTATTTTGGTACACCACGCTGGTAAGGACGCCACCAAGGGCGCCAGAGGCTGGTCAGGTCTACGCGCTGCCGCTGATGCTGAGCTGGAGGTCGTGCGCAGCGGGGATGCCAGAGCCATGCGCCTTAGCAAGCAGAAGGATGGCGAGGACAACACAGTGTGGGGCTTTAAGCTCGAGACCGTGAGCATTGGCATGGATGAGGATGACGAGATCATCACGAGCTGTGTGATACGTGAGACCGAGGGCGGTATGCCTGGGCCGCAGTTGGTGCGCAAGCTGGGTGACGTAGAGAAGGTGGTCAATAGCGTCATTCAAGAGTTCGCACAGGCACAGAACACAGGCATAGAGGTTGAGGAGGTTATCAAGCAGGCAGCGGAGCTCTTGCCTGAGCCGACTGACCGTAAACGTGACACAAGAAAGCAGCGTGCAAGACGCGCTTTGGCAGCACTGTGTGATGGTGACGACGCACCTTACTTCATGGAAGACGGCTGTCTTAGTGTGGTTTGATGACGAACACGTGCAACACGACACGTTCGCGCCGCGTTGCACCTCGCGTTGCACGCACGTTAACAGGTTTAACAGGTGTAAAGGTAGGGAAGGTTGGAGGCAAGCACCATGTTGCACCTAATCGGCCTGCAAGCCACGCTGGGCTTGATGTGCAACACTGCAACACCAAGTGCAACGCCATTTTTGTTGCAACTGTTGCACTTCACGGAAAGGCTGGTGAAATGCAACAACAACACGTAGGGTATATCTTCGATATACCCCGTGGGTGTTGCATACCATCCCCCCTCTCAGACATTGAGAAGAACTGGTCTACGGCGCCCTGCGATTATCTCCCTGATAGTCGCTGGTGTGAGGGGGTACCAAAACGAGAGAGCCACGGGACTGGCACCTTCTGCTGCGAGTTTACGGAGCTCAGCGATGTCCGCATCTTTGACTCTAGCAGTGGCTCTACCAGAAGCCGTGCGGTCTTGCTTTTTGCGAACGTAGTGTTTTTTGCAGAGAAAACGATTAAACGGAGTTCCCGAGAAGTGGTAGTCAACGCCCCCTTCAGGTTCGGGGTGCCTGTATCCAGAGCGTTTAAACTCCCAAGACGCAGTGCAATCGTTATGCTCACAATGCTTGCGCCAGCACGTAAGCAGTGTCTGCGCTCCATCCAAGCGGGTGTATGGCTCGGTGCCGAGAAAGTCAAACAAGTGACCGTTAATTGTGATCGTTCGCATCGTAGTCCTTTCATAAAATGCAACACACATATTCTACCACACATACGTGTTGCAACGGCATCGCAAAACAACAATACGTTTCATGGAGCATGTAAAAAATGACGTACAAACTGGTATTCGTAAACGATCGAGGCCGACGCATCGGTCAAGACCATCATCGCGCCAAACTCAGCGACCGTGACATAGATCAGATCTTCGAGCTACGTGAGCTGGGTTTGAGTTATTCGCAGATCGCTGGCAAGTTTGACGACATTGAAGGCGGCATCAGCAAAGAGACTGTGCGCGACGTGCTCAAGGGGCGCCGCAGAGGCCAAGTGCCGTTTGCCACCAAAAAGGTGCTGGTACGCGCTTTGGAGTGCGTGTGGCTACCTGCACTACCCGAGGAGTTCCCGAGCGCCTTGTAGGGTGTGCATAGCTCGTCTATGAGCCTTTAAAGTTGGCGGCATGTCTAATCATCCGTTCAACTGGAAGCCACCCTTCCTCGCAGCACTTCGCCACGTACCTGTGGTGAGCCACGCGTGTGAGGTGGTCGGCATTGAGCGCAGCACAGCCTACAGAGCGCGTGAGACCGACGAGCAGTTCAACGCCGACTGGGAAGATGCGATGGAGACGGGCATTGACCGGGCAGAGCGTGCAGCCATGCAACGTGCTGTCGACGGGTGGGAAGAGCCAGTCATTGACAAGGGGCGCTTAGCCTATCGCTACGAGCGAGTTGTTGCTAAAGCGCAACATGCTGAGACGGGCGAAGAGGTGGAGGCCGAAACGTGGCGCATGGTGCTCGACGACAAAGGCCAACCGATCCCACTGACCGTGCGCAAGCACAGCGATGCACTGCTGAGCCTTGTGCTCAAGGGTCGTCGCAAAAAGGTCTATGCCGATCGCACAGAGCTCACAGGTGCTGACGGCAAGCCGATGGAGGTTGACCAGACCGTGCGAGCTGCACGTGTGGCTCAACTCCTGTCTATCGCCAAGCAGCGCAAGGATCATGGTGACTTAGCTTAACGAAGGAGATTTTATGTACGGCATCGACCCAACCAACACGAGAGCCAGTTTGATCGCAGGCTCAGTGGATCAAGCAGCTAATGCAAAGCCTGAAGGAGGCGCACACCCGCGCAGCTTCAAGGACGAGGAAGAGTACGCAAACGCGAAGGCTAAGGAAGAGTCGCCAAGCGATAAGTCGCCGCCACTGCACGCGGTATGGGACTACGTCAAAGCGCACGCAATCGGTAGCGCAGAGGACAAAGAGAAGGCATCAAGGGAGATGGACACCTTGCAACGTGCGCAGGCTGAAGAGCGTATGCACGAGTACCGCAAGGAGCACCGAGACTTCCACGGGCGCGGCCCTAACCCCTACAAAGACTAGCAGTGCGATGGGCTGTGGTCTACGTCTTTTGCTTAGCGTATGTGGGGCTGTCCATCATGCTGTGGGCGAGCGAGCTGGTCTATGTCGCCCAACGAGTTAGCTGAGCTAGAGTCGCTGCTGACAGCGGACGAGCTGGCTGAGCTGCACGACCTCATCGCCCAAGACATCAACGACAAGCTGTGGAGCCCACTGCCTGGGCCGCAGACGATGGCCTACGAGTCACAGGCTGACATCATTGGCTTTGGTGGCGCCGCAGGTGGAGGCAAGACTGACCTCGCTATCGGCAAGGCGCTCATGCAGCACCGCGTGGCGTTCGTCGTGCGTAAGAACGGCACCGAGCACACAGGTATGGTCGACCGCTTGACCGAGCTGCTGGGCACGCGTGATGGCTTCAGCTCGAAGGATGGCATCTGGCGAGCCGCTGGGCCGCGTGAGGTGCAGATCGAGTTCGGCTCACTACCCAACCCCAAGGATGAGGAGAAGTATCGCGGACGCCCTCACGACCTCATCATCTACGACGAGGCGACCAGCCTCATGCAGTTGCAGGTGGACTTCTTGCAGGCATGGTGCCGCACGACAACCCCTGGGCAGAAGTGCCAAGTGCTTATGACGTTCAACCCGCCAACCTCAGCAGAGGGCAGGTGGGTGATCGACTACTTTTCCCCATGGCTGGACAGGAAGCACCCCAACCCCGCACAGCCAGGTGAGCTGCGCTGGATGGCGATGGTCGACGGTGCTGTCGTTGAGCGCGAGGACGGCAAACCGTTCACGCACAAGGGCGAGCTCATCACACCCAAGAGCAGGACGTTCATCCCGTCACGCATTACCGACAACCCATACCTCACAGGCACGAACTACATGAGCACACTCCAAGCCCTACCCGAGCCATTGCGCTCACAAATGTTGTACGGAGATTTTGCTGCGGGTGTGCAGGATGACCCTTGGCAGATTATCCCAACAGCCTGGTGCGAAGAAGCCATGGCACGCTGGAAGTCACGCAGGCCTAAGGGCGAGATGCTTAGCATGGGTGTGGACGTCGCACGTGGTGGGCAGGACAACACAACGATCGCTACACGTCACATGGACGAGAGCGGCAAGGGCATGTGGTTCGATGAGCCGAGCGAGCACAAGGGCAGCGAGACACCGAACGGTGCCAAGGTGGCGGGGCTCACCATCGGCGACAGGCGCGATGATGCACCGATCCACATCGACGTGATCGGTGTAGGCGCCAGCCCGTATGACATCCTGAACGGCATGGGGCTCAACGTGCTGGGCATCAATGTGAGCGAGAAGGCACGCGGCACGGACAAGTCAGGCAAGCTCAGGTTCTTCAACCAACGCAGTGAGCTGTGGTGGAAGATGCGCGAGGCGCTAGACCCAGGCAACGACACTGGCATCGCACTGCCACCGAGCAAGAAGCTATTGGCTGAGTTGTGCGCACCGAAGTGGGAGGCGTCTGGCTACACCGTCAAGGTCGAGAGCCGTGACGACATCATCAAACGCATCGGGCGCTCGCCCGACATGGCGACAGCGTACATCCTCGCACTGATCGAGACACCGAAGATCAGCAAGATCCAACGTGCGCAGTCTGTGCAGGATGTGCTGAGCTACGACCCGATGTACCGCGAGCAGTAGTGTGCATAAGCACATGAGCTACACCTAAAGTCGGGGTCAATTAACCTTTAGGAGTTCCTTATGTGCATTGGCGGCCCTTCAACCCCATCAGTCCCAGCACCGCCACCTGCACCGCAGGCGCCACAAGATCCACAACTATCCGACTTGGCCGCAGCACGCAAGCAGCGGATGCAGAACCAAGGCATGGCTGGTGGCACGTTGCTCACTGGCCCATCGGGCATTGAGAACAACCAACTGAACACTGGCCGAGGCAGCCTGCTGGGAAGCTAATGGCTACCGTACCAGGCGCAGGCCTTACTCCTCGACAGCGCGTCATGCAGCGCAAAGGTGCGCTCTGGCAAGAGCGTGCAAGCTGGCTCATGCACTGGCGTGAGATCAGCGAGTACCAGCAGCCGCGCCTTGGGCGCTACATGATTACCGACGTGAACAAAGGCTGGAAGCGCCACAACAGCATCTACGACAACACCGCAGTCAAGGCGTCCCGCACATTGGCAGCGGGCATGATGTCAGGCATGACGAGCCCTGCACGTCCGTGGTTCAAGATGGAGCTGGCAGATCGAGACCTGATGGAGTACGGCCCAGTCAAGAGCTGGCTCTTCCAAGTCACGAACTTGATGCGTGACATCTTCGCACGCTCTAACACATACCGCAGCCTGCACCAAGGCTACGAGGAGCTTGGACTCTTTGGCACATGGGCGACCGTCGTGCTGCCTGACTTCGACAACGTGATCCATCACTACCCCATGACCGTGGGCGAGTATGCGATCGGCACCGATCACAAGGGGCGTGTCAACACCTTGGCGCGTGAGTTCCAGATGACGGTGGGGCAGATGGTGAGCCAGTTCGGTATCGAGAACTGTAGCGCCACGATCAAGACGATGTACGACCGCAACCAGCTCGATAGCTGGGTGCCGATCATCCACATGGTCGAACCTAACGAACACCGCGACAGCACGAAGCGCGACAACAAGAACATGAAGTTCAGCTCGCTCTACCTCGAGGCTGGCGGCAACGAGCAGAAGTTCCTGAGCGAGTCAGGCTTCAAGAAGTTCCCTGCACTGTGCCCTCGCTGGGCGGTGACGGGCAACGACATCTACGGCAACAGCCCAGGCATGGAGGCACAGGGCGACGTGAAGCAGTTGCAGCACGAGCAGCTTCGCAAGTCACAAGGCATTGACTACCAAGTCAACCCACCGATCCAAGTGCCTTCCCAGTACAAGGACGCAGCGAAGAGCAGACTGCCAGGCGGCATCATGTTCGTTGATGCGACCTCACCAGGGGGTGGGGTGCGCAGCGCGTTCGAGGTCAACCTCAACATGCAGCACCTGCTGGAAGACATCGTCGACGTGCGTCAGCGCATCAACGGTGCGTACTACGCCGACCTCTTTATGATGCTCGCCAACGACACACGCTCTGGCATCACAGCGACCGAGGTTGCTGAGCGCCACGAGGAGAAGATGCTGATGATCGGGCCTGTGCTCGAGCGCCTGCACGACGAGCTCTTGAAGCCGATGATCGACATGACGTTCGACTACTGCGTCGACGCTGGCATCTTGCCACCTCCACCGAAGGAGCTGCAAGGCATGGAGCTCAACGCTGAGTTCATCTCTACGTTGGCACAGGCACAGCGCATCGTGAGCGCACAAGGTATGGATCGACTGCTCGCTACTGTGGGCAACTTGGTTGGCATCAACCCTGAGATCGTTGACAAGATCGACTTCGATCAAAGCATCGACGACTACGGCCAGATGTATGGCGTCAACCCTGAGATCATCGTGCCTGACGAGATCGTGGCAGAGAAGCGTGCTGCTAGAGCCAAGCAGCAAGCAGCTATGCAGTCCGCAGCCAATATGCCACAGGCGGTGGACAGCGCGAAGACTGCGAGCGAGATCGACCCAGCCAACTTGCAGAGCGTGATGGCATCCCTTCAGGGCTACAACACACCTGGTGCGTCCTAAGCCGTGTGCTTAAACGCATAGCACACATTGAGAATCCGCACCATGTCAAACACTTTTGATCCCACCGACGTTAAAGCGCACGACCGCGCATCTGAGAGCCAGGCTCTCGAGCAAGGCGCATCGCGCAAGACTGAGGTCGAGGACATTAAGTGGTTGATGGCCCACAAGCAGGGTCGACGGTTTGTCACACGTCTCTTGGATAAAGCGGGGGTGTATCGCACCTCGTTCACTGGCAACAGTGAGACGTTTTTCCGAGAGGGTCAACGCAACCTCGGCCTGTTTGTGCTTAGTGAGGTGATGGAGGTAACTCCAGATCAGCACGCTCAAATGCTCAAGGAGCAACAAGCATGACAACCGAAACGCTAGTAACCAGCCAAGACACACCTGACGCTGGGGTACAGCAAACCGCTGAAGGCAACGCGCCTAATGCACAGGCCGCAGCGCCTGCTGACACGTCACAAACAGGTGACGCGCCCGCTGGTGATGCAGCCAAGGCAGACGCCCCCGAGATCGTCTATGAGTTCGCCGCCCCTGACGGTGTAGAGCTCGACAAGACGTCGACAGAGGAGTTTGTTGCAATTGCGAAAGAACTCAAGCTGCCCAAGGAAGCAGCGCAGAAGGTCGTTGACCTCGCCATTAAACGCGAGCAAGCACGAGCAGAAGCGTTTGCCAAGCAGGCGCAGGACTGGGAGGCGTCGGTCAAGGCCGACAAGGAGCTTGGAGGCGATAAGCTGCCTGAGACCCTAGCCGTCTGTCGCAAAGCAATTGACCTTGGCCCACCTGAGCTAAAGGAACTACTGAACAGCAGCAAGATGGGCAGCCATCCTGCCGTGGTGAAGTGGGCATACGCCGTCGGCAAAGCTCTTAGCGAAGACAAGTTCGTTGCGGGAGGCTCTGGAGCCAACCGTGGTGGAAAAGACATCGCTAAATCCCTGTACCCTAATCAATCTTAACGAGGTAATCTAAATGGCACTTCTCGCTACTGGCGCTTTAACACTGGCCGACTGGGCTAAACGACTTGATCCAGACGGTCAAGTTCCCAACGTCGCCGAACTCCTGTCTCAAACCAATGAGATCTTGGAAGACGCAGTCTTCATGGAAGGTAATCTTCCAACAGGTCACCGTCTGACGATCCGCACTGGCTTGCCGACAGTCTACTACCGCATGATTAACCAAGGTGTGCCGACCAGCAAATCGCTGACCGCACAAATTGACGAAGCCTGCGGTATTCTCGAAGCACGTTCGCACATTGACGTCGAGCTCGCAAAGCTCAACGGTAACAGCGCAGCGTTCCGCTTGTCTGAAGACCAAGCCTTCATCGAAGCCATGAACCAAACGATGGCTGGCGCGATGTTCTACGGTAACCCAGGCACTGACCCACGTCAGTTCTTAGGTCTGCAAACTCGCTACTCCAGCTTGAGCGCAGGTAACGGTCAGAACATCCTCGACGCAGGCGGCACTGGCTCGAACAACTGCTCGATCTACTTGGTCGTGTGGGGTGAGAACACCGTCTTCTGTCCTTTCCCTAAAGGCACGAAGGCTGGCTTGATGCACCAAGACTTGGGTGAAGAGTCTGTGCCTGACAGCAACAACAACTTCTTCCAGGCACTGCGCTCGCTGTACCAGTGGAAGAACGGTGTTGCAGTGAAGGACTGGCGCTATGTTGTTCGTATTGCGAACATCAACGTGTCTGACTTGACAGCTCAAACTGGCACGCAGGCTTCGACCGCAGCGACACAGATCATCAACTTGATGAGCCGTGCGTTGGATCGTGTGCCTAACCTGTCTATGGGTCGCGCTTGCTTCTATGCAAACCGCACCTTGTACAGCATGTTGCGCGTAGCTGCACTGAACAAGTCGAACGCTGCCTTGAGTATTCAAGACGCGCTGACTCAGTTCGGTACTCCGTACAGCCTGACCAAATTCTTGGGCATCCCCTTGCGCAAGGTTGACCAGTTGCTCAACACAGAGAGCCGCGTAGTCTAAGTCTGAGTGAGGAGCTTCGGCTCCTCATCCATCAACCCATTTAAGAACAGGAACACAAAATGATTCTCGACAACTTCGCAACCTTAATCGGTTCGGTATCTTCTGGCGGTGTTTTGTCTGGCGCGTTGGCAACAGCCGCTGCGACATACAAAGGCGCCTCGGCTGGCTTCAACGTCATGGACTTAGGCCCACTCGCACTGGGTGGCAACCAAGTTGGTGACACTGGCTCTGGTGAGCGCCTCAACACTGAGATCAGCATCCTCCAAACCTTGACATCCGCAGGCGCTGCCACCGTGCAGTTCCAGTTGATCCAAGCGGACGACGCTGCTCTGACAACCAACGTGCAAGTGATTAACCAGACGGACGCTTTTGCGTACACCGTGTTGACCGCTGGTACTGTTGTGCCACTCGTGTGGGATAAGGCAGCACCTTACGCACCTAAGCGCTACGTTGGTATCGCTGTGGTCGTCGGTACGGCCGCACTCACCAACGGTACAGGTCAGTTCTTCGCAGCAGTGGTGAAAGACGTTCAAGACGTCAAGAACCTCTACTACAAGTCTGGCTTCTTGGTCTCCTAAGACCAAACAACCCTGCCCCTCGGGGCGGGGTATTTTTAATCACAACGAAAGACCATCATGTCCGATACCCCTATCAAGTACATCGTAAAAGAGAAGTCTCTCATTGGCAACGAACTATTCGAGGCTGGTGCAGAGGTTACATTGCCAGAAGGCACGTTACCTGCTGAGAATTTAGAGCCCATGTGTGAGCGCGGTCAAGCGAAGTACAAAGAGTATGTCGCCTCGAACGCAGCACGCGTGGCACGTATGCGCGATGCCTTCTCCGAAGACACGAGCGCCAATGTCGTATTGGCTGCTGAGATTGGCAAAGCTGTTGCCGCTGCGATGGCAGAGCAACGCGCTGAGTTAGCGGGTGCCAATAGTAAGCCAGCTAAGAAGGCTGAAGCAGCACTCGCCTAACCCCAAGGCAAGTGAGTAACCGTAGGGGCTTCGCGCCCCTACTTTTGTTTGAAGGACTAGAACATGGCAGCCAGTGACGTAGTTATTTGCAACCTCGCGTTGAACCACATCGGTTCCGATGCGTTACTGAGTTCGATCAACCCGCCCGATGGCAGCGTTGAGTCGGGCTACTGCGCACGCTACTACCCAGTGGCACGGCAGGAGCTGCTCGAGATGTTCACTTGGACATTCGCTAAGACACGCGTCGCGCTGTCTGCGCTGACCACCAACCCAAGCTCGGTGTGGCAGTACGCTTACGCCGAGCCTGCTGACATGATCCAACCTCAGCGTATTCTCACGACGAGTACGCTGGACGCCTACGGCTTCTTCCCATTCGGTGGACTGCTGCGTGCGGATGAGGTTGCACTCTTCACCGAGCGTGGCTCGGCTCAGTTTGAGGGGGAAAACGGTGTGATCCTCACGAACGAGCAAAACGCTGTGCTGCTCTACACGCGTGACATTACCGACACAAGTAAGTTCACCGCTGGCTTCACCGTCACGCTGAGCTACCTGCTCGCGTCCTACCTTGCTGGCCCGATCATCAAAGGCTCGACGGGTGCTGACGCAGCGCTACGCCTTCGCGGTATCGCATCGAAGAAGGCTGACGAGGCGATGGCTAACGACGCGAACTCGAGCGTCGAGAACAACTCCTTCGTACCTGAACACATCCGTCGTCGCGCATGAACACTAAAACCCTTCTTCGTAGCTTCGCAGGCGGGGAGATCACGCCTGAGATGTTCGGTCGTATCGACCTGCCAAAGAACCAGACAGGCCTTCAGAAGTGCCTGAACTTTCTTGTCTTACCCCACGGGCCAGTTGCACGGCGCCCTGGGACGATGTTTCTCAACGAGTGCAAGGACAGCACGACGATCTCGCGGCTGATCCCTTTTGTCTACAGCGCCAGCCAAGCCATGATCTTGGAACTCGGTGTGGGCTACATTCGCTTCCACAATTCGAGTGGCACTCTGCTTGAGAGCAATAAAACTGTCACAGGTGTGACAGGCAACTCTGTGACTGTCACCGCGCACGGCTACAGCACAGGCGACTGGGTGTTCCTATCACTGTCAGGCGCTGGCGGTCGATTCTTCAAGATCACCAGCACAGGCGCCAACACGTTCACGACCACAGACCCAGGGGGCACCGCAGCTAATCCAAGCGCCAGCTACAACCAAGCAGCTCGCGTTTACCAGATCACATCACCTTATGCCGCGTCTAACCTCTTTGATCTTCACTACGCGCAAAGTGCTGATGTGTTCACTATCACACATCCGTTGGTTAGTACTAAAGAGTTACGTCGTTTAGGCGCGACCAACTGGACACTGACCGACGCGACGTTCACCCCGACGATCGCAGCGCCAACGACGCCGACCGCTACGCCGACACAGGGCCAACCGACCAACATGACGGCAGCACGCTACGTCATCACCTCACTAGCAGCGGATCTGGTGACAGAGTCTGTCGCGTCCGCGCAGTGTACGGCGACCAACAACCTGAACCTCGCAGGCAACTTCAACACCATATCTTGGGCGGCAGCCACTGGCGCCAACCGCTACTACGTCTACAAGCAGTCGGGCGGCACCTACGGCTACATCGGTCAGACGACCACTACCAGCCTCGTTGATGAGAACGTCAAGGCAGACACCACACAGACACCGCCTGAGAGCAACATCACTTTGAATGACGTCGCAGGCAACTACCCGACAGCGGTGACCTACCATGAGCAGCGCCGCTGGTTCGGTGGCACCATCAACAAGGCGCAGAACATCTTTGCAACGCGCTCAGCGACCGACGCGAACATGACGTCCTCGGTGCCAACACGTGACGACGACGCGCTCCAATTCCGTATCGCTGCCTCGCAGCAGAACGCGATCCGTCACTTGGTCTCACTGTCCGACCTGCTCGCGCTAACCGCTGGTGGCGAGTTCCGTATCTTCTCTGACGGCAGCGCCTCGGCGATCACGCCCAAGAGCTTGACGATCAAACCGCAGGCCTACTGCGGCGCCAACAACGTGCAGCCTGTCGTGACCAGTGGCTCAGCGCTCTATGTGCAGGCTCAAGGATCACGCGTGCGCGAGATCGCTTACGACCCGTCAGGCACTGGCTCCTACCGCACGGTCGACATCAGCATGATGGCGCCTCACCTGTTTAACGGCTACACGATCGCGCAGCTCGCTTACTGCCGAGCCCCTGACCAGATCATGTGGGCAGTGCGCAGCGACGGCGTGCTACTGGCGATGACCTACGTGCCAGACCAGCAGGTCTTTGGTTGGCACCAGCACACGACCGACGGCTTCGTCGAGTCGATCGCTGTGATCCCTGAGAACAACGCGGACACGCTCTACGCGATCGTGCGCCGTACCATCAACGGACGCAGCGTGCGCTACATCGAGATCCTTAGCACCCGTATCTTCAGCACCTTGACCAAATGCTTCTACGTTGACGCTGGCCTGACCTACTCAGGCACAGCCACGACGACAGTCACAGGGTTATGGCACCTCGAGGGTAAGACAGTTCAGATCTTGGCTGACGGCGCGGTGGTGGCACCGCAAGTGGTGACGAACGGAACGATCACCTTGACCGTCGCTGCGAGCGTAGTCAACATCGGACTAGGCTACAACTCAGACATCCAGACGCTACCGCTCGACATCGAAGGCGCCCCAGCAGCAGGCATGGGTACGATGAAGAACGTGAACAAGGTTCACATCCGTGTCGCGCAGAGCTCACTCGTGAGCGCTGGCCCGAGCTTCAGCAAGCTGACACCTTTCCCGTCACGCGCTGTGAGTGACCCCTACGGCTCGCCCCCAGCCCTGCGCAATAACGAGCTGCCTCTGACGATCAACCCAAGCTGGAACTCAGACGCAGCGCTGTGCGTGCGCACCTCAGATCCTACCCCGTTGACGATCACCAACATGACACTGGAGGTAGAGATCGGTGGTTGATGTAAACATTCGATACACAGAGCCAGGTGACGTAGAAGAGCTTGTTGCAAAAATGCGACAAGCCGACGTCGCGGAGCTCAACGCATTAGCCATCACTGACTTCGTAGAGCGCATCAAGCTCTCGGTCAAGATCTCCACCATCTGTCGCACCGCTACGGTGAACGGCGAGCTAGCGTGCATCTTCGGGGTGACACCCTTGAACCTGACGACTGGCATCCCTTGGATGCTCGGCACCGACATCGTCACTAAGCACCAGCGTGTGCTTATGCGTCTATGCCGCCCGTACATTCAAGACATGCTGCTCGCCTATTCCCACTTGCTTAACTACGTCCACGCAGAGAACCAAGCTGCTAAGCGCTGGTTGAAGCGGATGGGCTTCGTACTACAGCCTGCTGTGCCCTACGGTGAGCTCGGCTCCCCGTTCCACCGTTTTGACATGAGGGCTAATCATGTGTGATCCAGTAACCGCTGGGATTGTTCTCGAAGCTGGCGCCGCTGAAGCAGGCGTCGCAGCCGTTGCATCAGCCCCCGCAGCTATGGGCGCCTTCGGCGCAGCAGGAGCATCCACAGCCGCAGCAGTAGAGGGTGGCGGCATCCTCAGCGGTATGTCAGGTATACAAATGATTAGTGGCGGCCTCAGTATCGTGAACGGTGTTGTAGGGGGTCAAGCTAAGGAAGACCAAGCCAACTACGAAGCGGGCGTCGCCCGTAACAACCAGTTAACCTCACAGTACGCAGCCGATGACGCACGCCGTCGCGGCGAGCTGGACGCCCAGCGCATACAGCGTCAAACCTCTCAGCTCGTTGGAACCCAACGGGCAACCTTCGCAGCAAGGGGTATGGACATCAGTGAGGGCACCCCTGGCGACATCATCGACCAGACGAACTTCTTTGGCCAAACTGACGCCAACACAGCACGCTACAACGGCAAAGTTGAGGCGTGGCAAAAACAAACTCAAGCACAGAACTTCGGCGCCCAAGCGGATGCAGCCTCTTCACGTGCAGGCAGCGCGATGACGAGCAGCTTGCTCACTAGCGGCGCGATGGTGGCAGACAGGTGGATGCCGTCAAGCCGTAGGACGATCTAACCATGCCACAAGTACCTACCTACGATGGGCCACAGTTAAAACAGGCCGCCCTTGAAGGCGGCATCCAGCAGAACGTCGACGTCAGCTCTGGCAACCTCGCCCTGGCTAAAGGCGTGGGGGATGTGGCGGTAGCGGTCGACAAGATCGACATGGAGAACGCCACTGTCCAAGCGCAGAACGCTGAGGTCAAGATCCGCAACGCATGGTACGACGCTGACACCAAGCTACGCCAAGAGTACAGTGGAGAGAAGATCGGTGGATACCAAACCGCTGTCAGTGACTGGTGGAAGAACGCCCCGACCCAGTTCGAAGGTCAACTCACTACACGTGCGCAGATCATTGCGAGCCGATCGCTACTCACAGCGCAAGAGACCGCAGCGCGTACAGCCTACGCTCACGCAACCACGGTGCGCGGCGAGCTGATTAAACAGAACGCAGCGAACTCTATTGCGATCGAGCAAAACAGCGCGGTCGCGGATGTGAACAAGACAGGTAGCACTGCTAACACCGCAGTCTACGTTGACAACATCATCAAGAAAAACGAAGACCAAGCTAAGCTCAACAACTGGGGCAAGGACGAGCTTTCGTTAAAGAACTTGAAGGATGCAACAGCGGCAAATTTAGGTGTGATCTCTGCGTTGCAGGCGAACAACCCTAGCGCTGCGAAGGCTTACTTCGATGAGGTCAAGAAAGACCCTACACGCTTCGACCCGAAGAAGGTCGACGACGTCGAGCGCCTGCTCAAACCTTTGAGCGACGCGCAGGAAGGCGGCAACACGGCGCGTGCGGTGTTCGAGGCTGCGATGGACGGCAAGAGCCTTAACACTGAGATCCCCTACAAAGACCTCGACAAAGAGCTATCGAAAAAGTATGGCGACGACCCAACGAAGCTGGCAGCAGCCCGCCAAGAGTTAGACCGTCAGGTCAACGTGTGGAACAAAACACAGAGCGAGCACGAAGCTGGCGCGGTCGAAGGCATCTTCGGGCTGAAGAACAAAGGTATGTCTGCTGCGCAGATCAAAGCCCAGCCTGAGTGGCAAAACCTTTCGCAGAAGAACCAAGCGGTACTGATCAAACAGTGGCAGGAAGAGTCTCACGCGCAGCTCTCGCGCAGTGTTAGCCACATGGCATTGGTCGAGCGGCAAAAAGAGATGGCAGCGGCCCCTTTTATGCTTGAGATGTACGCCAACCCTGAAGCCTTGTCAAAAATATCTCGTGCGCAGATTGTGCAACTGGCGCCAACTATTACGATGGAGAACGCGCACAAATTGATCCAGATGCAGTCCACCTACGTTGGCAGCCAAGCCAAGCTCAGCGAGGCACGCATCGACAACGACATGTTCGACGCAGTTGCGGCAAGCGTGGCAGGCATCGACCCTAAACCAAAAGCCTCCGACAAGGATGCAGTGCTCAAGGCGTGGAACCTGCGCAACGCGATCGAGACCGAGATCGGTCAACGTCAGCAGGCAGGTAAAGGCGAGTTGAGCCGCGCAGACAAAGAGAAGATCGCTACTGAAGTAGCAGCACGCAAAGTTAAAGAGCCTGGCTGGTTCGGCAGTGAGGTTTCCGCAGCGACTCTCAGCCCTAAAGCGTTGAGCGAAGCTAAGGTTGTAGTAGGCAACAAAACCATCCCCATCAACAGCGTGCCAACTGACGAGTTTGCAAGTGTCAAAGCATCGCTGGCTAGACGCGGTTTACCTTCTGATGACGTCAGTGTTGTGCGTGAGTGGAACACGATTAAACAGCTCAAAAAATAATGCCTACCTTTGATGAACTACTCTCACTGCGCGAGCAGCAAGCCCCTGATCTAACCCCTGGCACACCAGAGCCGACGGAGTTTAACGCTCTGCTACAGCAGCACGAGCAGGAGCAAGGCAAACTTCGCGCTGCGACATGGCAGGCAACACAGACAACCCCTGAGAAAGCAGCGCAGCAGCAGCATCTCTCGAGCGTGACTGGCTTGCCGCTTGGTTTTGTGCAGACCGATGAAGGCCACGCCAAGGCTGTAGCCAAATTTCAAGAGATCAGCAAGCTGGCAGAGACGTCACCAGTCCTAAAAGCACGACTGCTCGACCCTAACTTCATCTCGGTTGCACAGGACGACACTGACGCGCTCGGCGCGATCAGTAACGCACTGGTGTCGACAGCCAAGTATATTGTTAGCGCCCCTGACCAGAAAAACACCTTGATGCGCGACGCAGCCGCTGGTGTTTTTCAGGCAAACCGTGGCGCAGCAGGAGTATTTCAAGCAGGCGCCGAGCTTTTAGCGCCTTTACTAGACCCTCTTACAGGAACCATTCTTCCTGAGAACCCATTGCGGCGCACAGCGGCGGGTTTCGCAGAACTTGGTTCCAAGTCTGACGCCTCAGCTAAGCGGTTGAGCCCAGCCGCTGATGGAATAATCGCTGGAGGTGTATCTAGCGGTGTCCAATCGCTAGTCGGTAACGCGTTAATGTTGCCTATGGCGTTGCTGCCAGGTGGGCAGGGCGCAGCTTTAATCGGGATGTCAGCTCAGCAGGGCGGTAGCTCCTATCAAGAGGCGCGTGCTAAAGGTATTGCGCCTTTTCCCGCGCTGACCTTCGCTACCTCACAGGCCGCGATCGAGTACGCCACTGAAAAACTGCCCATGCACGCCTTAATTGGCGACATAAAGGCAGGTACGCCTTTCTTCAAAACATTAGTAAAGCAGATCGGGCTTGAGATCCCAGGGGAGCAGATCGCTACAGTCTTCCAAGACATGAACGACTGGGCTGTCCTGCATCCTGACAAACCTTTCCGCAGCTACTTGGAAGAACGCCCAGGGGCAGCAGCGCAGACACTGATCGCCACGATAATCGGCTCTGGCGGTAACGTCGCCATTGCCCACGGTATTCAAAGCATCACCGACAGTGCAACGAACACCCAGCGTCAGCAGCAACAAACCCAGCAAAGCGCTGAGCACCTGACCAACATCCTAGCGCTGGCAGCACAGTCCAAGCTGCGCGAGCGCAGTCCGCAGACCTTCGCTGAAGTGTCGCAGGAGATGGCAGACAACACCGAGGGAGCACCAACAGAGGTGCGCTTCGACGCACGCACGCTGGGCGAGGTGTTGAACCAAGACGAGCTCGCCATGCTGCCTAGCATCGCCAGCCAGATGGAAGAAGCGCTTGCCACTGGCGGCGAGGTGACAGTGCCGATCGGTGAGCTCATGGCAAACGTCGCCGGCACACCGCTCGAGCAGAAGCTCACCGAGCACGCACGTGTGGGTGACAACGAGCTGAGCCCGTTCGAGGCTAAGGAAGCGCAGGCACAGGCTGAGAGCTACCTGCAAGATGAAGCCAAGCGCGTGATCTCTGAGGCTACCGATAGCATCGGTGCACAGGCCAGTGCTGACAAGGTCAAGCAAACGATGCTCGACCAGTTCACTGCGTTGGGGCGCTTTACGCCTGACGTGAACGGTGCCTACGCCACGATGGCGAGCCACATGTACACCGCACTGGGCGCACGCCTTGGGGTGACACCTGAAGAAGCCTACGCTGCGCACCCACTCACATTGAACGGTGTGAACCCTGCCACGCAGGATGTGCTGAACACTGTTGACCAAACTTCACCAAAGTTTAAGAAGTGGTTTGGCGACGGTAAAGCAGTTGATGCAAGCGGTAAACCCCTGGTTCTTTATCACGGCACACAAAATGTGTTTGATACTTTTGACCCGAGCAGGGGTAAAGACGGGCAGCAGGCGGTGTTCTTGACCCCGAACAAAGCCCAAGCCAAGCGTTTTGCTGAATCAGCAGGGCAGAACGAGAACAACGCCAACGTCATGGCGGTTTTCACCAATCTACAGAACCCTCTAGTAGTGACTAAAAAGTCGCACGGTAAGGACTACGGGTACGACGGCACCTACGACGCTAATACTATCGCCAGCATTATTGATGACGCCAAGGCAGCGGGGCACGACGGAGTAGTGTTTAAACGTGTCGGCGATATGGGTGCCACTGCCGACCAATATGTAGTTTTCGACCCCACCCAAATCAAATCCGCAACAGGCAACAACGGAAACTACGACGGCACGGATGCGAACATTTTGCATCAGTCGCAAACCGTCTACCACGGCACCACGGCTGAAGCCGCTGCCGCTATTGAAAAAGAAGGCTTCGACCTAACGAAAGCTGCTGATGGCACAGTGTGGTTTACGTCGAACAAAAACATCGGAGAAGTTGCCGCCAGCGGTAAGGGCGGTGTTGTTAGCCGAACATTGGACGACAGTGTGT